AGTAGCATCATGGCGTAAGGCTAATGCTATACATGGTTGGATTATTAACTACACTAATTCAATAGATGACTGCACTCCTATTACCTTAGAGGTGCGTGACCTAATAGAGTTGCATAATGTATGTAAAGAAGTACTACTCAACCCTGAAAAGGCACAAGACTTATTGCCACCAACACCAGGATTCTTTTTCGGAGGAACTCAAATAGATGAATGGTATTGGGATAGCGTTAAAGAAACAGTAGATACAATATCAACTATCATAGACCAAAGCGTAGAAGATGCTACCTTTGAGTATCAAGCATCATGGTAAGAAAGGGATAACAATGAGCGAACCACAATACCTAGACGGTGACGATACCGCTAGAGGTATAGACAAAGATGAATGTAAAGATTGCGGTAACTTTATACATTCATGTGCATGTAATGAACCCGACCGTATGTATGGAGATGAAGACTAAGAAAGGTTAATCATGGACTATCACTATAATGTATCTATATTCTACGCAATGTTTGTAATAACTTCATTCATATGGGTATACTACATGGTAACGGAAGGCAATGATGAAACAGATTAAGATAATCTCAGGGATAGCAAGTGTTCTACTTACCGCAGCCTCACTACTAGGACTGCCTACTAAATCTTATGCTATCAATGTAAAGGACAAGTGCATTGATGACAAAGCACCACGCTTCTGGACAAAACAAATGTCCAAAGCGTATGCTAGGTCATACATATTAACTCAATATCCTTCATGGAATCTATCAGAATACAAAGCACTGCTAAAACTATGGGGTAAAGAATCAGGATGGTCACATACTGCAGATAACCCTAGGTCTACAGCATACGGAATAGCACAAGTTCTTAACACAAAGAAAAATACTCCAGCCCCGCTTCAGATTGAGCGGGGGCTGGAATACATACAGCACCGCTATGAAAAACCATCAGTTGCATGGGCGCATTGGCGCAAGCACAACTGGTATTAAACTAAGGAGAAAGAAATGATACCAATGGCAATAATGCAAATGCATAACAATCAAGTTGTTGAACGCATGCGTGAATCAACTTGGGTCAAGGCAGGAACAGCAGTTAACGCTACATCTGCAGCATCAGCAGCCAAGCAAGCAGGCTTGGACTGGACTGTATCGCTATCAGATATGGAGACAACAACACTATCAAGTACAGGTGTTAACCGTTTACATATACCTAACAGACAGGCTGTTATTAAAACACATAACAATGAGCAATCAGTTGTTGGTGTAGTAGGTACTAAGTATAAGTTAGTACAAAACATGGAAGTATTTAATGCTATAGATACACTCGTAGATTCAGGTGATGCTAGATACACAGCAGCAGGTGAATACAACGGTGGCTCTAATGTATGGATGGTGCTTGCCCTACCTAAGGGAGTACAAGTAGCAGGTGACCCACATAATGCCTTCTTGCTAGTCAAGACAGGGCATGATGGTTCATCAGCAGTTATAATCAAGCCAATCATTGAGCGATTGTTTTGTGCTAATCAAATCAATCGTCTTATTATGGGTAAAAATAAGAATAAATATACCTATAGCATGAAGCATACAACTAATAGTAAGTTATCTATCCAAGATATACGTAACATTACACAGTTAACTTACACTATGATTGATGACTATCAAGCAATAGCCAATAATTTATTGGGTAAAAAAGTAGAAGATGAACGTGCTAAGAATATCTTTAAACAACTATGGGCATTACCCCCTGAAGTTGAAGGTGTAGCACATCAGTTCTTAACACAAGGGCAGAAGCGTCAACAAACTATAGCAATGGATGCACGTAAGAATGCATTCGATATCTTTGCATACTCTCCAACCCAAGAGAACATACGAAACACAGCCTTCGGTGTATGGCAAGCAGTCATTGAGCATGCCGACCACCATGCAGGTAAAGATACAATGAAGCGTTCAATCAATGCCATCTCAGGCAGGTCAGATAGAATCAAGAGCAAGGCATTAGACCTTGTGCTTGTTTAAACTAAGGAGAAAGAAACAAATGGATACAATCACAGTTGATGGTGTAACATATAACGAAATAGAATTTCGTCAATATAAAAATGCACATGACAACACTGCTACCATGAAGGAGTTATTAAATGGAGTTAGATATAAAGTTCGAGACTTCTTTAGTGAACTTGAATGGCAAGATGGTCAAGCAACAGTTACTAAAAGTGAAGTCAACGAGTTGCTTGAGTCAATCGGATGCGATGCACTCCGTTCCACATTCAGAGCAACTGTTAACATTACTGCATATGTTATGGATTATGAAGCAGCCAATGAAGATGACGCAACCATCTGCATTGCAGATGACATCTCATTAGATATAGGTACAGGTACTATTGAGATATCTAATTTAGAAGTAGATGAAGTAGAAGATGAAAATTAAAAAATGTTTTATGTGCGGGGGTACACCTATGCATCATGACGGTATAACAGACAGAGCAGTATGCTGCCAGTGTTGGGGAGATTGTAGCCATGACTAGCGCATACGTACCATACAACGGTACTGCTGGCTGGTCAGGTACTGACACATCTATGGCTCGCGCTGTAGATAATGTTACATCTGGCAGGGAATTAAACAACCAACAAAAAGCGTTAGCATATATAAAAAATGCTGGTGTGTTTGGTGTAACATGGAAAGAACTAGCAATAGAAATGTTATGGCATCACGGCACTGCAAGTGGCGTGTTGTCAGTCCTTCATAAAGAAGGCGAGATAGCACGTCTATATAGAACACGTGGTAGGTGTAAGATATATATCAACACCTTTACCGCACAAATGAATCCAGATATGTTGGTAGAAACTTATAAGAAAAAAACTAAACCATGTCCACACTGCGGCAAAGATGTAAATAAAATTACAGTGTGATACAATAATTAAGTTAGCAGTAGATAGATTTTGGCTTTCTCCTTTACTATCTACTGCTGACTCTAACTAAGGAGAAGCATGGCAGAGTTACAAATAGAACGTGATAGATACGGCAGACCATTAGTAGTACCACCTAAGGGTGGTAAACCAATAGCATATACACGCACGACTACAGTTGCTGGCACATTAGATGATGGTGCAGGATTAGTTGCATGGAAACTACGGATGGCAGCAATAGGTTTAACACAACGACCTGACTTACTGTTAGCAGCAAGTGCACAACGTGATAACAAATTAGAGTTAGATAAACTAATAGAAGATTCAATGGAAGCAGCAGGTGCTACAACAGCAGCAACCATAGGCACAGCACTTCACGCACTCACAGAAAAACTTGACAGGGGTGAAGAATTGGGTGTGATACCAGAAGATTATGTTGCAGACATACAAGCATATGCTGATGTAACTAAATCATTTAAGCACATACACATTGAACAGTTCTCTGTACTAGATAAATATAAAATTGCTGGTACTCCAGATAGAGTTGTTGAATACAAGGGTGAGAAGTTTATTGCTGATTTAAAAACAGGAAGCATTAGTTATCCACACAAGATAGCAATGCAACTTGCGGTGTACGCCAACGGCTTGCCGTACGACCCTGCTACGGCAACCCGTGGCAGTTGGGGTGACATCAACACCGAGCGTGGTATTATAATCCACTTACCAGCAGGCAGTGGTGAGTGCACGTTGCACTTTGTTGACCTTAAAAAAGGTTGGAAAGGTATACAGTTAGCAATGAAAGTAAGAACTTGGAGAGACACTAAGAAACTAACAGAAAAAATAAAGGGAGAATGATGACGCACACAGAAGCACCAATCAGTATCAATCTAAAAACATTAGCAGGTACACAGTTAACATTACGTGCTAGTAACGCAGAAGAATTTACCATGCTTACTTCTACAATCTTTCAGATTACAGAAGCAATCACTGAGGTAGAGACAGCAGTACGTGGTGCTAACGTAGCAGTACCACAAGACCCACAAGTAGGATATGCAACAGCAGCATTAGGTGGAATAGTAATTCAACCTACACAATCTGCTCCGTCAGCAGGTGTACGCATGTGTCCACATGGAACCATGACACGCATTCATGGGTTGACTGGTAAGTTTGGACCATACAAAGGACACTTCTGTCCAGCAAAACAAGGTGACCCAAGTAAGTGCAACACTCAGTATATTAAACAGACAATGCCTGAATGGAATGTATTTGTAGCAGACCAAACAAAACAGTAAATGAAAACATTACGCCGTAGTATTGGCAAGCCAGAGGTAGGTGGAGAACCATTGCCACCTACCTTTCAAGCATTCCAACGAGAAGGAATCATTCTTCGCCGTGCTGAAGTAACTATAATTGCAGGTACACCTGGAGCAGGTAAATCATCTATTGCATTACACATCGCAGCAAAACTTAAACAACCAACACTATATTTTTCTGCCGATACTAATGCACATACAATGGCTATGCGTTTACTAGCAATGAAAGCAAAGATAACACAACAAGCAGCAGAGCAGATACTAAAATCACATCCCGATACAGCAGAAGATTTACTACGTGAGTTTAATAATTTGTACTGGTCGTTTGAACCTAGTCCATCTCTTAAAGATTTAGATGAAGAAGTGTTAGCATTTGAAACTATGTGGGGCAGAAGCCCTACACTTATAGTAGTAGATAATCTTATGGACGTAGCCATTGACGGACATGAAGAATTCGCTGGACTCAGAGCAGTAATGAAAGAACTTAAGTATCTTGCAAGAGATACCAATGCATGCGTACTTGTACTACATCATACTAAAGAAGGATTCTCTGGCTTCCCATGTCAACCACGTGCAGCATTGCAAGGCATGGTTAGTCAGGTACCAGCAATGGTGCTAACAGTAGGACAGATGGTGCAGGGTGCAGACACATACCTATGTGTAGCCCCAGTTAAGAACAGGTATGGTAAAGCAGACCATACAGGTAACACATATGTATCACTACTCTTTGAACCAGCAAGCATGTACTTAGAAGATATACTTAGAGACTACAGACAAGTGGAGATAACACAATGAGTAGTGCAGCCAAAGCCAAAGGCGCAGGAGCAGAGCGAGATGTAATTAAGTATCTTAAAGAATGGTTTCCCTATGTTGATAGGCGACTGGCTGGTGCAACGCTAGACAAAGGTGATGTCTCAGGTATACCTGGAGTTACAATTGAAATAAAGAACCACGCTAAGATGAACTTAGCAGGATGGATAGAAGAGTTAGCAACGGAGATGGCTAACGATAATGCATGGACTGGTGTGGTGTGGCACAAGCGAGTGGGCAAGGGAAGCCCAGCCGATTGGTATTGCACCATGCCTGGACATGTATACGTAGACTTATTGCAACGCGCATTGATTGGTGGACATACCGATGGAAAAGCACAGCATTGAGGAATACTTACAGCATATAGGCGCACAACTGCCCGCTCATGGGGCAGGTTGGCGCAAGATGAAGTGTCCATTCCATGATGATAGCCATGCATCAGCAGCAGTAAACTATGATGGTGGTGCATTCATATGTCATGGTTGTGGTATTAAAGGTGATGTATATAAACTGATACAACATAAAGAAGGAGTCAACTATCGTGAGGCTATCAAGTTCGCAGAAACAATTCTTGTTACGAGCGACACAACAGTACGCAAGCAAAATAGAAACAGCAGAAGAGTATCTCGCTCAACGGAGTCTATCGGTAGACGAAGCAAGAATTTTTCACTTGGGCGTAGTAGAAGAACCATTACCTAGCCATGAACAATACAAAGGCAGACTAGCAATACCATACATAACACCATCTGGTGTAGTAGATATTAGATTCCGTTCTATGCACGGGGAAGACCCCAAGTATATGGGATTAACTGGTGCCAAGACTACAATGTTTAACACTCAGGCTTGCTTTGTTGCTAACAAGTATATATGCGTAACCGAAGGTGAGTTTGATTGTATACTTATGTCAGTTAAAACTATGCATCCAACAGTAGGTATACCAGGGGCTAACAACTGGAAGTCCCATTATGCTAAAATACTAGATGACTTTGAAACAGTAATAGTCTTGGCTGACGGTGACCCTGCAGGTCAGGAGTTTGGCAAGAAGATAAGCAGAGAGTTAGGCAATACCAATGTCATAACAATGCCAGAAGGCGAAGATGTCAACAGCATAATAACCAAGTTAGGGAGTGAATGGATTGATGAACGAATCAGAGGATGCATTTCTATTTGATGGCAGTATATGGGAACACATCAAGCATATTGATTACACAATATGTATCCCAGTATCTGATACAAAAAACCTAGACATGCTAGCCTGCATGAGAGACATCTATAAAACAATAGACAAAGATAAAGAAGAAGCAAAAGAACTTATATCATCAGTTGTTGCCTTGTTTGTGGCATCAAAGTATGACAAAGCAGACCAAGTATGGGAAGAATTAGTAGTAAGTTCTGAGACAAGAAACATAGACTCTGAGATAAGGAAGTTACTCCGTGAAAAATCTTGAAGAAGCCAAGGCAATAACAATAGAATTACTTACAATTTTATACAAGAAGCATGAAGATTACGGTCCAATGAATATAGCAGGAGCACCAGGTGGTCCTATGAACGGGCTACGTGTACGTATGTATGATAAGTTGGCTAGATTAGTACACTTATCGGACAAATCCGACACGCCCAACTATGAATCTATTGAAGATACCCTCATTGACCTAGCGAACTATGCCATCATAGGTCTACTTGTTCAACGTGGACAATGGGAAGGCATTAATTATGAAGAGGATTGTAGTATTAAGTGACTTACAAATCCCTTATCAAGATAACAAATCACTAGATGCAGTAATATCTTTTGTTAAAGATTACAAACCAGATGAACTCTGGTGTGTAGGTGATGAGTTAGATGCACCTGAACCTAGCCGTTGGAACAAAGGCATGGCAGGTGAGTACGCAGATACACTGCAAGATAGTATTGATTTAACAAATGAAATCATGCATTCATTCAGATTAGCATTAGGAAAGAAACCGTTTTATATACAAAGGTCTAATCATACTGACCGAATAGATACTTACATTCGTAAGTTTGCACCTGCATTTGCCAGCCTTGACTCCCTTAAAATAGAAGAACTACTAGGCTATTCTAAACTAGGCATTACATATCTCCATCGCATGACAGAAATACTGCCTGGATGGGTGATGGCACACGGTGATGAAGGTGCACTCAACAAGGTAGCAGGCTCAACAGCACTAGGTCTTGCCAAAAAACTAGGCAAGTCAGTTGTGTGTGGACACACACATAGACTAGGACTGCAGCATGAGACAACAGGATTATACGGCAAGACTAAAACATTATTTGGACTAGAAGTAGGACATCTAATGAACATGTCAGAGGCTAGTTACCTAACATCAGGTGCCAACTGGCAGCAAGGTATTGGTATATTAGTTGAAGACAAGCGCAAAGTAACCCCCTTTGCAGTGCCTATTGTAAGTGGGACAGTTATAATTCCATGAGCAATTACATAGAAGAGTATAACGTTTTGTTACAATCTGTTGCTACCGAATACTCTAAGCGTTATAAAATGCTAGAGCGTAATGACATTGCTCAAGAATTATGGATGTGGTTCTTAACACACGTAGATAAATACATTGAATGGTCAGAGTTAGAACAAAAAGATAAAGATAAATTAATAGCACGGTCTTTAAGAAATGCAGCCATAACATACTGCGAGTATGAGAAATCTAAAAAAATTGGCTACGATATGTCAGACCTTTACTACTATAATCCGTCAGTAGTAGAGGCATTTCTTCCTTCAATCATCAGCGAATCATATGAGATACCTACCAAGATACAAGACCTTAACTTTAAATTTGGTAAAGGTGATGCAACAGATGGTAACAATTGGTTATCTTTAAGGTCAGATATAGCAACAGCCTATTACAAACTAACAGAAGCCAAGCAGAATGTATTACGCTTACGTTTTTCTATTGACTCCCCCGACTGGACTCTATTAGCATATGACATGCAGAGCACACCTGATGGTGCTCGCATGAAAGTACAACGTGCTGTTAGTTCTTTAATTAAAAATCTAGGGGGATGGCGACCACAAAGTAATGAAGACGTTAATGGATGACCTAAGAGGTATACCTACATTTGCCTGCATATGTGGCTCATTAATGTTTAAAGTTGTAGTAATGTGGGATGAAGAAACTAGAGCAGTTGGATGGTATGATTTAGCACAAGAGTGTATTGAGTGCGGTACTATTACAACAGCACCTACTGAAATGGATGGATGTGATGAATAAAGAAATAAGATTTAACAAGTTTTATTTAAGTTTTGGTTATACCTTACAGCATATAGCATTAGGCTTTAGCCTAGATAAATATCATTTTAGTATTGACTTATTATTCTTTTGGATAGTGATTGAATTCTAATGACACACGATGAGTTGTTGATGAGGTTATGGGAAAAGCGCAATTCGTTATGCGATAACTTGGATGTCCATTTCGCTTTGAGCGCAGTAGTGGAGTTGCATCAGCCTTTTGATTTTGAGTTAGCACCAGATGTTTATAAATTAGTTTGCACAAATTGTCAAGTGGGAGTGGTTGAACAATACCCTTGTCAAACTATTCAGGCTATTGAGAAGGAGTTAGGATGAGTCCAACCTATGATTTTAAATGTGACTATTGTGGAGCGGTAACAGAAATACAAGAGCCATTACCACCACAATGCGCAGTTGATGGTGAAACCATGATTAGGATATGGACAGCAACAGCAGTAAACTTCAAAGGCTAAGGCTTCTACTCAACAGGAGGATAGATGTACCCTAAGTTCAGAACAACTCCATCATGTCAAGGTACTAATACAGAAATGTGGTTTATTGAAGGACTTAGAGGGTCATATCAAAATGAAGTAATGCTTAAACGCATCTGCAAAGGGTGTCCTGTACAAGACCAATGCC